TGTTGAAAAATTAGTTATCGAAAGAATGCAACCTTTATTTAATGGTGAAATTTATAAAGAATATCGTTTTCAGAAAGTATTGAAAATTACTGATATGCTTGGTAAAAATAATGAAAGAGTTGTTCCACTATGACCAGAGATGAAATGATGAATGAATTAGGTTTAGCTGGTGAAAAAATCATTATCAATTTGTTAAGTGAAGAAGGCCGTAAAATTCAAAGTTCAATTAACAAATATGATTCAGAAAAAGATTTATTGGCTGATAATAAAAAAGTAGAAGTAAAAACACAAGTACCTTTTATTATGCAAAATGCTTTTACTTTTAAACCAAATCAACTCCGTAAATGTCGTTCTGTGGATGAATTGTATTTTGTTTCTGTACCAGCTAGCCATCACACCGATAAGTGGGCTGGCTGGATTTTTAAAGCAGATCCTAAAAGTTTTAAAACTAGAAACTATAAAACAAAAGATGGTCGTGATATGTTATTGGTTGACCGTGAACAAGAATCATTGACACCAATCAAAAAAATGTCTTTTGAAGAAATAAAGGAGTTACAAAAATACACGGTATCGGGGTACTAAGATGCCAGATTTATTTAAAGAAATTCTTCCGTCTATACTAGAGAAGAAAAAGAGTGTGTTTTTGGATGAATATGATTATAAAGACTATAATCCTTATATCATCAACCGAGCCTTGTCGTACCATATGGATTGCATACTGTATGTTAATGAATTAAACAAGAATCCTAACCTTGAAAAGGACTTACAATATTCATATCTTCTAAATACCATAAGACCAATGAAACGGAAATTTCAACCGTGGCAGAAATCAGAGGTCGATAAAGATATAGAATGTGTCAAACAGTATTTTGGTTACTCCAACGAGAAGGCCAAAGAAGCTTTGCGTATTCTTAATGATGAACAAATCGCTGAAATAAAAGCTAAAACAAATAAAGGCGGAGTGAACAAGTCATGATTGCAATCATAGATTTAGTTGAAGTTACATTAGGTGAAAAGGATGATTTTCTCAAGGTCCGTGAAACGTTAACACGAATCGGTGTAGCTTCCAAAAAAGACAAAATTCTTTACCAATCTTGTCATATTTTACACAAACAAAGCAGATATTACATAGTTCATTTTAAAGAACTATTTGCTTTGGATGGTAAACCAACAGACATTACTGAAAACGATCTATCTCGTAGAAACGCAATTGCCAAACTACTGGAAGATTGGGGCTTGGTAAAAATATTGGATAAAAGTAAGGTAGAAAACCCACCTCCAATATTCTTATCTCAAATTAAGATCATATCCCATAAAGAAAAAGACGAATGGGATTTGGTACCAAAGTATAATATTGGTAAAAAACCAGGGGCCTATTGACAAAATAGGCTTTTTGTGTTATAAATATGGATGTAGGTGCCTTAGGGGCCTATAATTTTGATTAACTCGCTTAAACTAAGGAGCATATAAACATGACTACAAGTCTATTACCTTCCCTTTTTGACTTCCACAAGACCCTCGACCCATATACAGTTGGCTTTGACAAATTCTTTAAAGATATTGAAGAAGTTACCAAAACGGTTCAAAAGGCTGTGCCGTCATATCCCCCATACAATATCAAACAAGTAAGCAAAAACAAGTATGTCATTGAAATGGCAGTTGCTGGTTTTGCCAAGTCTGATATTGAAGTAACACTTGAAGGCAATAAATTGGTTATCAAAGGTTCCGCTCAAGAAAACGATACTACAGAAGAAAATTTCTTATTCAAAGGTATCGCTAACCGCAATTTCACCCGTGCATTTACATTGGCAGATAAGATTGAAATCAAAGATGCCGAAATGGTAAATGGTATGTTGCGTGTATGGTTAGAGAATTTTGTGCAAACTCAAGATGCCATTAAAAAGATTGCCATTAAGGAAAAGAAAGATGTCTAACTGGTGGCCCGTATCCGATGAGGAATGGGAACAGTTGAATTATCCAAAAAGTCGGTAAAAATATAGGGGGCTCTTGACAACCCCCTATTTCTATGTTATTATTATATTATGAAAAAAGTGAAACCAAAATCAGTTCTCAAAAAAGTTCGTGCTAAAAATGGCACGGATATCTTCTATACTTACTCTCATTGGCCAATTGAAGAAATCGATGGCCAAAAATTTATTGCCGTTGTAAAACAAATGCCTGATCCAAAAAAGAATCAGGTGGTTCATTATATGAAAAAAGATAGTATGGAGTATGTGAAATGAGTTTTCTAGTTCAACACCAATTATTAAATAATCAAAAACGAAAGTTTGATCCTAAAAATAAAAAAGACATTGAATTATTTAAAATGTTTTTATCGGAAAACAGATGGAATGAACCTTGTCCTTTTCTTTTAGAAGAACCTCATACTGTAATACCAGAAATGTTAAAAGAAAAATATATTCGTAGTCAGTTTAACATTTCTGAACCTATAGCAGAAATTTTAAAATGAATTGGTTGAAATATTCAGGTTGTAATATTACATTGAAATTAAATCCATTTCATTGGAGATTACATTGTGCTTATAATAAAACAAATGAAGTTTGGGAAACTGATGCGTTTGTTTTAGAGTTGTTACCTTTTACTATACGAATATGGTTTGATAACGGATCTTGGTAAACCAAAGGGGGCCTTTAGCTCAGTTGGTTAGAGCAGAGGACTCATAATCCTTTGGTCGTAGGTTCGAGTCCTACAAGGCCCACCAAAAATATGAAACAAAAATTTATTGACGCTTACATGGATGTGGCAGAAAGATTTGCCAAATTATCCAGTGCCAAACGATTACAGGTTGGTGCCATTGTAGTAAAAAATGACCGAATTATTAGTATCGGTTACAATGGTATGCCTGCTGGTTGGACAAATGAATGTGAAGAAGTGGTAGAATACCTAGAAGATGGTGGTACTATCACCAAAACGAAGGATGAAGTGATCCATGCAGAGGCTAATGCTATCGCTAAACTGGCCAAGAGTAGTGAATCTGGAGATGGATCCACCATGTTCCTGACACATGCACCGTGTATTCATTGTGCAAAACAAGTTTATACCGCTGGTATTAAAAAGGTATATTACCGTAATTCTTATCGGGATACCATCGGCATAAACTTCTTAAATAAATGTGGTGTTCAAGTAGAACAAATTTCACCTGGTGAAATCTAGAGAGCACCTAAATATTAGAGAAGTGTTGGTTGGTTTTCACAGGAGAAACCTCAGATGCAACTCAGTATAATCGGATGTCCCGATAAAAATCGATTTAGACCTTTCGTCAAGAAAGCTGCTCTTTTTTATGCTGAACAATTAATGACACCGAAAATGTTGGAAAACATTTATGTTCGTATTAAGTTTGATTCAAAGTTGGATGTTTTAGGTTATGCGGATGTATTAGATTATAATGAAAGTAATAAACCTAGAGAATTTCAAATAGAATTAAATCCTATTGTAGGTTCACATGACATATTAGAAACATTGGCTCATGAAATGGTTCATGTCAAACAATATGCCTACAATGAAATGAATGAATATGGTACTCGTTGGAGAGGCCAAAGAATTACAGAAAACTTAAATTATTATGATGAACCATGGGAAGTAGAAGCTTATGGTTTATCAATAGGATTGTTTGCCAAGTTTGTTATTAGTGAAAAGTTATGGGAAGTGTTTAGTGATATTCGTAATCCGGATGCACCACTCAAGCCAGAACCGATAGCATGGAAAAATATACCACAAATAACCATTGACAATCAGACTATATAATGTTATAGTATTACATATGCGGTCGGGGTATAGAACCAGAGTAGGTGTCCAACTTACTCATCTAGTGCGAATCTAGACCACCGCTCCACTATTTCAAGGACTATATCATGGCAGTTTCAAAATCTAAAAAGAAAAATCCGATGTTGACCAAAAATGGCAAACCAAGATTAGGTCCATTAAATCTCACTCAATTAAATGATATGTTGGAGAAAAGTAGTCGACCAAAAGATAAAGCAAAAATACAAAGGCGCATTAAAGAATTGACTTCAAGACCAGGTTACAAACCTTTTGTGGTGTTTACCGAGCCCTTATAGCTCAGTCGGTAGAGCAACTGATTTGTAATCAGTAGGTCCCGTGTTCGAATCATGGTGAGGGCACCATTAATTATTTTGAGTAGA